TAGCCTTCCAGTAGTTAGGGCAGTCACCCGTTCCATCCCAAGCGTGCGCACCGTAGTTTTCGTGCACTTGGTAGTCTGCTACATAAGCAGTGGTATAAAGCGGTTTACCTTTTAAAAAGTCACTAATCATTTCAATGTACCTATGGTTTGGTTTACGTTGGGTTTGTATTTCTACATCGCTAATATAGCACCATTGGCACTATAAGCCAAGTATAAAATGCGCCTAAGTAATATATATTGGTATGACTTAGCCAAGATGGCAGAAGGTTATTGCTGATCGGTAAGCGATACACCAAGGCAGGTGTGTGCGTGCAAATTGCCATTGGACTGTTAAATATGTGCTAATACCATATTAAATAGCGCCATAGGCACTGTTTTTTGTTTCCTGATGCCCAATTAGCCTGTATCCTATTTGATACCAACTAGGGTAGATAAAGCTATGTCAAAACTTACGTATTGGTCGGCGGCCATACTTTTAGCCTGTATAGGTGTTCTTTATTTCTTAGCAGTGGCGGCAGTCTGTTTAGTGGCTTCGTTTGCTTACCTAGTTGCGTGGCTAATAGTCATGCCTTTAGCGTTTTCCATGCGCGTAGCGGGGCTGTTGGGCGACCAGTTACAAAGTTTTCGTTAACTATTAAACGGACGGTATAAAAGATGGCAGCATCCAAGTCGGAGACAGGTGCGGCTAAGGCCAAGCGGAGCAAGGCCAGTAAAGCAGCCAAGGCACCTAGTAAAAGCAAAGGGCGGCCTGCTTACGAGCCTACTCAACGTGACCGCGAACAAGTTGAAGCATTAGCAGGCTATGGCCTACGTGCTGACCAAATCGCAGACACCATTGGCGTAGCACGCAGTACGTTATTTAAGCATTTTGCTGATGAAATTAAGCGTGGGGGTGCAGTGGCTAGTGGCCGCGTACACCAAACCGCATACCAAATGGCTACTAGTGGGCGACACCCTGCTAGCACTATGTTTTGGCTTAAGTGTCGTGCAGGTTGGCGTGAAACCAATGTGCTAGAAATTGCCAAACTACCCAAGCTAGAAGTTGTGGTGAGTAAGGATTAATGCAAAGTGCTGCGGATGATTTACTGGAGTGGGAGAACGGTGGTAGGCAAGACTTGCCACCCGAAGAAGAAACGCCACGCCTATCAGTTGCGTTAAACAAACCCCAAAGCCGTGTTTTTGCCAGTGACAGCAGGTTTCGCATGAACGTAGCGGGCAGGCGTAGCGGCAAGACGTTTTTGGCCAATGTGCTGCTAACAAGCAAGGCACTGGAAAAGGCTAACCAACGCGTTTGGTACGTAGCGCCAACCTACCGCATGGCTAAGCAAATTATTTGGCAAGAACTAAAGGACTTGGTTCTTGGTTTGGGTTATGCAGCAGGCAAGCCAAACGAAAGTGACTTAAGCATTCCGCTGCTAAATGGCAGCCAAATAAGCTTACGGGGTGCTGACAATGGAGATAGCTTGCGAGGCGTGGGCTTAGACTTTGTTGTAGCCGATGAGGCGCAGGATATGGCTGCCGACACATGGTATGCCGTCTTATTACCGGCACTGGCAGACCGCAAAGGCGGCGCTGTCTTGTGTGGTACGCCCAAGGGCTTTAACTGGTTTTATGAACTTTATACATATGCCGAGCAACACGCTGATTGGAGCGTGCACCACAGCACTACACTTGAGGGCGGGCTAGTACCCGAAGGCGAGTTAAACCAAGCGCGCGAGTTGATGGATGAGCGCCTTTTTAAGCAAGAATTTGAGGCCAGTTTCGAAACATTAGGCAACCGCGTATACGGCCAGTTTGACCGCAGGGATAACTTAGACCCTGACATTGCCGATTACGGGTATGAGTTGTTTATAGGCATGGATTTCAACGTTAACCCCATGAGCGCCGTGGTTGCGCAAGTGGTTGCAGATGAATTGCATGTGTTTGATGAAATAGAAATGGCTGATGCCAACACCGAACTAATGTGTAAGGCAATACAGGACAGGTATGGGGCAAGGGCTATTACGGTATGCCCAGACCCCGCAGGCAGGGCTAGAAAGACTAGCGCAGCCGTGGGGCAAACAGATTTTACGATTATACAACAGGCAGGGTTTGTGCTTAGCGCGCCAAAAGTAGCGCCGAGTGTTGTGGATAGGATTAATGAGGTTAACAGCCTTTGTTGCAATGCCAACGGGCGAGTGCGGTTACTGGTACATCCCCGCTGCCAAAGTCTTATAAAGGGCTTAGAAGGGCAAACGTACCGTGACGGCACAAATTCACCAGACAAGCGCGGTGGCTTAGACCACATGGTCGATGCGCTTGGCTACCTAGTTCACGACCAATTCCCGCTGACTAATATTGTTAGCGGCGCGGTAAAA